CGGCCGGCTGACTGCAGCCGCCCCCATTGCCGGTGTGAACGCCGAGATCGTCGGCTTTGCGTTGGAAGCGGCGGCGGCCGATGGCGACGAGTTTCTTTTGCTCGCGGCCCCCGGGCGCATCCAAGGCTAGTTCGCAAGCAGTGAACGAGATTTACAGCTAAAGGAGGATACTAACGTGGCTGGATTAATTGTCGACCCACAACAGGGCCACATTGACGTAGCCCTATCGAACTTTGCCCGCAAGTTCCGCAACCCGGGCTTGCTGGCGGAACTGCTCTTTCCTCGCGTGCCGGTGCTGGAGCAGACGGCGAAATTCTGGCTGTTCGGACGTCAGAACCAACAACTCCCCGACAATGCTTTGCGCGCTCCCGGAGCCGCGGCCGAGCAGGTCAAGCAGACCATCTCGAAGGATTCTTACCGGGCCGAAGACCACTCCCTGGCTCGCTTGATCACGCAGGAGGAGCGGGCCAACTTCCAGGCCGGCAATGTGGACCAGTGGGCCACCGAGATGCTCACCGACCGCATCCTGCTCGATCTGGAGAACCGCATCTCGACTCTGATGGGGGCGGCCGCCACTTACCCGGTCGGCAACAAGGTGCAGCTTACCGGCACCGCGCAGTGGACCGATAAGGCCAACTCGACCCCCATCGAGAACGTCTTGACCGGCCACGTCAAAGTGAGCGAGATCGGCAGGAACGCCAACACCTTGCTCCTGGGCGTGGATGCCTGGCGGGCGCTCAAGATCCACCCGAATATTGTTGATCGGGTCGCGCCCACCAAGGTCGGGGCTGTTTCAAATGAGAACCTGGCCGCCATCCTGGAGGTGGAGCGGGTTCTGGTAGGCACCCCGATCAAGGTTACGCTGAACCCAGACGGAAGCGTGGCTTCGGTTGTCCGGCTGTGGGATGCCAAGAATGCGACCCTGGCCTACATCAACCCGGCCAGCTTCGAGGACGTGAGCTTCGGCAAGCTCTTCGTCTGGGCGGCTCCGGGAACCAGCGGCGGCTTTGGCACCGTGATCGGGCCGGCGCCCTGGGCCTCGCAGCAGGCGGACGAGCTCAGCGTCCACTTCTACTACGACGAGAAGATTACGTCGGACCTTTCGGCGTACTTCATCGAAGACGCCGTCGCCTAATTAGCGGCGTGCAGCTCGTAGTAGTGTTATTCCGCCGCCCCGCCCTCGTTTTGAAGAGGGCTGGGCGAGACAAAGGAGGAGACGATGGCGAAGTATCGTGTGCTGTGGCACCTTAACCACAACTGCAAGATCTATGAGCCCGGCCAGATGGTCGAGCTCACCGCAAAGGAAGCATCCGGCCTCCATTGCGTCGAGGCTTTGGCCGCCGAAGCACCGGAAGAACCCAGCATTGGCTCTGAGAAAGACAAAGGTGGGCAGCAGCCCGCGAAGACCTTCCAATTTCGCGCGCTCAAGGCCTTCAAGTTCAAAAAGCAGCAGTACAAAAAGGACCAGCTGATGGACTTGGACTTGACTGTGGCGCAAGAAATTGGCTCAGAGACGATCGAAATTGTTGACCCGGAAGCGTACCGCACCTACATGGAGGGACAGCAAGCCGCCAACCTGGACCGTCAAAAGCAGGCCGGCGGCGCCGAGGGCAAAGGCCCGAAGGAGCAGAAATGAGACGAAAGATTCTTTTGCTTGGCGCGCTGACAGCAGTGGTGACCTGCGCGTTTCTTGGCTATCTCCCCGCTGAGGTAGAAGCGGGGAAGCGTATCCGCAAGGCGGGCCAGGTACTGAGCACCGGTTCCCTGTTCACCCAGCCCGACACGCTGCGCAACAGCCGCCAGGTGTCCGTAGCCGACACTGCCCAGACCATCTCGATAGCGGCTGTGGCAAATGAGCAAGTCAACCTCTACGGTCTGGCCGTGCATGCCGACGGAGCGCCCATCTGCACCGTGCAAGTCAAAGACGGAGTGGCGGGGACGATTGTTTGGGAAGCGGAAGTCACCGATGCCTCTGCCGCCTACCAGTTTCAGCCTGCTCTTTCTTCTTCGGACGGAAATGGCATGGACGTGGTGGTGGGAGCGTGCGGTGTCGGCGTGATCTCTACGGTCTCAATGGTTGCCAGCCAGTTCGATTGAGCGAACCCCATGGCCTATTCCACCCAAGCCGACCTGCTCAACCATATGACCGAGCAGGAGCTGATCGAGCTCACCGACGACAACAACCTCGGGCAAGTCGATACTGAGAAGGTCGACGCCGCCATCGCGGTCGCCGACGGGATGATCGATGCGTACGCGCGCGGCCGCTACACCCTACCGCTGGCAGTGAGCGAACAGGTTAAGCAGCTCTCGATCGACATTGCACTCTGGCAGCTGGAGAAGCGCCGCCGACACATCCGCGATGCCACCCAGGCGGCCTACGATGCAGCGGTGAGGTTCCTGGAGAAGCTGAGCTCAAAGAAAGTCCAGCTCGACCAGCCCGGCAAGCAACAGACCAGCGCGGTCGAAGTCAAAACGCCCGATCGGACGGCGCAGGAAGACAAGTTCCGTTTCGGCGCTGAAAACTTGAAGGACTTCTAATGCCGAGTGTCCGCAGAACCTACAAAGGCAGGCAAGTGCAGGAGATGCTGGCCCGGATCGGCAAGCGGCTGGGCAACCTGCGCCCGGTATTGCAAAGCATTGCGGAGGAAATGTTCCGGCGCGCGCGCCAGGCGTTCCAACAAGAGCGCAGCCCCGAGGGCGTGCCCTGGCCTGCGCTCACTGAGCGCTACGCTCGGCGCAAGCTCAAGCGCTTCGGGCCCAGAAAGAAGCTGGTCGCCGGCGGCACGCTTTTGCGGGGGATCCACCGCGGGGTGGACGAGGCCCGCGGCCTGGCCTTCGTCTCCACCCTTGACTTGCCTTACGCTCGTATCCATCAACTTGGTGGGCGCGCCGGGCGGGGCCGGCGCACGCTCATTCCGGCCCGGCCCTTTCTGCCTTCGCCGGCCACGGCCGAAAAGCTGGCGCTGGAAGCGATAGAAGAAAGTTTTGCCCAAGCCATCGGAGGGGCGCGGTGATTCATGCCGGCCCAGCCGAAAATCCGCGATCTCGAAGACGCGCTGATCGCAGCGGTCCAGAACGACTCCGCCATCCAAGCCTACGGCAAGACCTTTGCCACCGTCAGCTCGGGCAACATTCAAGAGGACGAGCTCGGCAACCAGCGCATTGTGGCCCGGACGCCGGCCTTCCTGTTTTTTTTGGAAGGGAGCACCCTGTCGGCCCGCGACCGCATCACGCTCAAGACCTACGACTACCTGCTCAGCTTCCGCATCTTCGCCTACAACCGCAACCTGCGCGGTCCGGCCCAAGAAAAGAAAGGCGTCGCTGCCCTGGGCGAGATTGGAGTCTACGACATGCTGGACGACCTCAAGCGCGTGCTGGGAGGGGCGCGGCTGGACGTGCCGGACGCCAGCTCGAAACCGCAGGTGGAACTGGTGAGCGAGCAATTCGACAGTATGTCGGCGGAAGGCACGGTGATGTCGTTGACGGTTCGGGTCAACACCGGATTTCAGGCCTAGCGCGCGCAGCAAGGAGAGTCGGATGAAAGAGCGCAAAGATTTGGTCAAAGTCAAGGCCAAGCCTAAGGCCGGCCTGGTGGCGGTAGGCGGCAGCAGCTACCACTATACTTTCCCGGCAAACGGCGAGCCGGTGGAAGTGCTCAGGTCCCACTTCGCTCGACCTCACTTTGACGCCGTGCGAGAACGGCTGGAAATAGTGGAAGACCCGGTGGTGGTGCGTGATGAAAAGCCGATCTTGCCTGCCGATCGGGCAACCAGGAGGAAATAATGGCATTCGAATTTCAACGAATCCGCGATCGCAAGCTGGCCTTGAGCTCGCGTAAACAGACCGCCAACGGCACCGCTTTGGCGGACGCCTTGGTCGACGAGGCCGCGCGCCAAACCGACACGGCCGCGCGCGCCATCACCAAAGAATTCCGCTCCGACCTCGACCAGATCAAAGGCGACGAGTTCGCCTCCGATTTGCAGGAACGCCGCCGCGACCTGCGCTTTACCCTGGCCGCAGACCTAAACTCATGGCTGGCGGCCTTTGCCGCTGCCTTCACCCTCGGGAAAGTGACCACCACACAGCCGGATGTTATCAACGACCCCAACGCCTTCCAACACGTCATTCTTGCCACCACCCCTCCGGGTGACAG